GCTTTTCTATTTAATATAGTAGATGTTTTCCATCCAGTTCCATCTCTACCCACAACAGTATGGGTATTGCTTAACAAAGGTTCTTCTGTACTAAGTTTTGTAAGTATTTGACCTTGTAAATATGTAGGAGTAGAAGCAGATGGAGGATATACATAATAATATTTATTAGTTGCTCCAGTTATTTCTTCAAAAGAACTATATCCACTAACTCCACTTAATCTAACACCTTTTTCATAATTAACTTCTGCTAACAAATATCTACTATCTACTTCACCAAATACCTCATTGTTTACTTCTTTATAACTGTCAATTAAACCCCAATATACTTTAAATCCAGTTACCCTATCTTTACCTGGCTCTCTTCCAATAAAAGAAAGATATAATATATGATTTAAATTTTCTGTCATATTAGGTTGATTTATAACACCTAAAAATGTAGGTCCACTTTCTTGCACTCCATCATATATTAAAGTACCCCATAATCCATATCTTTTATCAGCAGCACCATAAACTACAATATCACTTCTATCTGCTTGGTCAGTACTTGGTGCTCCATCAAAATATGCAATACAACCCATAGTTCCTGTGCTAGATGCAGTATCTCCTAGTTTAGTATTAATAAGAGCAGGAGATAAAGCTACTTGGCCATTATTTGCTGTTCCTGAAGTATTTTGATAATATCCTAAACTTGGAAACATATGTACTTCAGAGTTAGCTGCTTGTCTTGGTCCACTTCCACTAGACAATAACATTTTGTTGTCATATATACCAGTTCCATCTGTATTTGTTTGAATAGGTGCAACATTCATACTATTAACGCCCATCTTACCAGACTCAGGATTTTCATTTTGTGAACCAGATGTACCAAAATTTCTAATATATTCAATACGGCTAACTATTTTTGGTGTATTATTAGGATACTCTCTGCAAACTCTTAAATTACCATCAGCTACAAACATATCAATATTACCAGTGCCTGATGTAGCAACTGTCACAGAAGCTGTAGATGGCTCTACTATGGTATTGCTATTAGACAAATCTATAAACTTTACAACTCTATTAGCTTTGTCATGATATGCAATATATTCTTTAGAAGCTTCAGAAGCATTAACGATATTGTAATCTGTATTAAAATGTAATAATCCATTACCATTGTTAACTGATGTAGGTAATGTACCCGAAGTAGTTACATCATCTATTTTACCTAGCGTAACTAACTTTCCAAATATTTCGTTATCTAAACCCTCTAATTGTGTAAATTGATTAGGTTTTAAATCTCTTATAGATGCTACGCTGTTTAGCCCACCACTAAAATTATTTACGTTTATACTTCTTTTTGGCATTTGTCTTCTTCTTTTTCTTTTTTAAGTTATACATTCTTCGAGTATTGTTAATACTTTTACCCTTCATTTTACTTGGTGCCATCTATTAACTCTCCCCATACAGTAGTTTTACCATCAATAATCTCAACGACTTCTACTTTAAATTCTCCATTACTAAACCAATCAATAATAGCAAAAGCGTGA